CCGCGTATGCCGCTGTTTTCGGACAAAAAATCGTCCACGACACGGGGTGCCGGGTTTGGTTCTGGTTCAAAGTAATAAGGAGTTTTCATGTCTGCTGTACAAGCACCTTACGGCCTGCGGGCCGTCAATGAGCTGGGGGGTCTGCCGTACGCCGGTAGCACCCGTCAGTTTCCGATCAGCTCGGCGTCTGCCAACATCTACAACGGTTCCGTTGTGGCTGTCGGCACTAATGGCTTGCTGACTTTGGTCACCAACGTCGGTTCGGCGCTGGACCTGTTCCCTGCTGGTGTCGTCGGCGTTTTCGTCGGCTGCACTTATGTGAACGCACAAGGTCAGGTGATCTACGCCCAGTACTTCCCCACTGGCACCACTGGCGCTACTGCATACGTCATCGACGATGACCGTGCTGTGTTCCAAGTGCAAGCCAACGGCCAACTGACTCAGGCTGCTCTGGGTGCCAACGCCGTGTTCGCTGCCGCTCAAACCGGCTCGACCTCGACTGGCAACTCGACGACCGCAATCAGCACCACCGTTGCCGCCACTGCCACCCATCCGTTCAAGATTGTTGGCTTTGTGGATAGCACCACCTCTGCCGTGGGCGACGCCTACACCGATGTGCTGGTGAAGTTCAACATGGGCGCTCATGCCTACAACACCGCTCTTGGCGTTGCGTAATAAGGAGTAACTCAAAATGGCAATTTCACGCGCACAACTGCTCAAAGAGCTGCTCCCAGGTCTGAACGCCTTGTTTGGTATGGAGTACGCTCGCTACGGCGAAGAGCACAAGGAAATCTACGAGACCGAGAAGTCGGAGCGTAGCTTTGAAGAAGAAACCAAGCTGGCTGGCTTTGCTGCTGCGCCTGTCAAGAACGAGGGCTCTGCCATCGCTTACGACAATGCACAGGAAGCATTTACCGCTCGCTACAACCACGAGACCATTGCTCTGGGTTTCTCGATCACCGAAGAGGCGATTGAGGACAACCTGTACGACAGCCTGTCTGCTCGTTACACCAAAGCTCTGGCCCGTGCGATGGCCTACACCAAGCAGGTTAAAGCTGCAGCCGTTATCAACAACGGCTTCAACGGCGCATACCCTGGCGGTGACGGCGTCTCGCTGTTTGGAAACAACAGCGGCGGTTCCCGTGTTGGCCATCCTCTGGTTGGCGGCGGTGTTAACTACAACAGCCCCACCACTGGTGTTGACCTGAACGAGACCGCTCTGGAAAACGCTGTGATTCAAATCGCTGCGTGGACCGACGAGCGTGGCCTGCTGATTGCAGCCAAGCCCCGTAAGATGGTGATCCCCCCGAGCCTGATGTTTGTTGCCAAGCGCCTGCTTGACACCGAGCTGCGGGTGCAGACTGCTGATAACGACATCAACGCTATCAAGCAGATGGGTGCCATCCCCGAGGGCTACACCGTCAACCACTTCTTCACCGATCCGAACGCATGGTTCCTGACCACCGACGTTCCCAACGGTCTGAAGCATTTCGAGCGTATGCCTCTGTCGAACTCGATGGATGGCGACTTCGATACCGGCAACGTCCGTTACAAGGCCCGTGAGCGTTATAGCTTCGGCTGGTCGGACCCGCTGGGTATGTGGGGCTCGTCAGGTTCGTCCTGATGAAAACCTAGAAAAGGGGCCTTGTGCCCCTTTTCTTTTTCCTGTATATTGGCTACATCCCGGGGTTCCCGGCGTTTCTGACAGTCCCGGCTGACGACAAGCAGACAGAGCGCCCCTAATTTACTCGCTTGTGAGGATCAAATGGCTAACACCACCTTCAATGGCCCGGTTCGTTCCGAAAACGGATTCCAGTCCATCACCAAAAACGCCACCACTGGCGCAATTACGGTCAACTCTACCTTTGGCACTGATGTTGTTCTGGGCACCCAATCGCTGTCCGGCGCTGGCGCAGTTGACATCACCAACGCTTTCACTTCCCTGACCACCACGGGCCCCAATCAAGCCCTGACGCTGGCTGACGGCGTAGTTGGTGAGATCAAAATCATCGCCCACACTGTGGACGGCGGCTCGGCCATTTTGACCCCCACGACTCGGCTCGGCGGGTACGCCACCATCGTCTTCACCAACGCAGGTGATACGGCAATGTTGATCTATACCTCGGCAGGCTGGGATATCGTTGCACTCAACGGCGCAACTACGACCTGATAGGAGCCTGCTATGGGCATGCAAACTGACATTCTTGCGAGTCAGGTGTTGGTTGCTGATGGTCAGATGCTTGACCAAGCGGGCAACACCATCGGCCGCGCACGCATCAAATCCATCCGCATCATCCCTACTGCAAGCAGTGCAGGGTCTGTGGTGTTTAAAGATGGCGGAGCCAGTGGCACTACTCGGCTGACAGTTACGGTGTACCCGGCTAGCACGGGGCCTGACTACATGCTTCTTCCGGGAGAAGGGCTGCTGTTTAACACCAACATTTACGCTGACATCACCACCGTTGGTTCAGTGATGGTGTTCTATGGCTAAGACCGCAGCATGGCAGCGCAAGGAAGGCAAGAACCCCAAAGGCGGACTCAACGCCAAGGGGCGTGCCTCCTACAACAAGGCCAATCCGGGCAAACCGGGGCTCAAGCCCCCACAGCCCCAAGGCGGAGCACGCCGCGACTCCTTCTGTGCCAGGATGTCTGGGATGAAGGCCAAGCTGACCGGCGAGAAAGCCAAGAAAGACCCGAACAGTCGCATCAACAAGAGCCTGCGGGCTTGGAATTGCTGACATGAGCGAGAACACAGATACCGTCAAAAACGTGCTGGATGTGGTGGCAATCTTCAGCACGGTTGGCGCTTTTTTGAACATGCTCACGCCGCTGTTTGGCTTGATCGGCGCAATCGTTGGTGCCATGCGTATTTACGAGATGGCCACCGGGAAAGACTTTTACACACTTTTCCGCAGAAAGAAAGCTGACGATGCCAAGCAAGAGTAAGGCACAGCACAACTTGATGGCGATGGTGGCCAATGACCCCGCCGCTGCCAAGCGCGTAGGAGTTCCGCAGTCTGTCGGCAAGGAGTTTATGAAGGCAGACAAGGGCAAGCGGTTTGGGTCTGGGAGCCGTGCAGACGTACAGGCAATCAACAAACCCAAAACCAATCAAGGCAAGCAAGAGTTTTTTTCGAAAGGTGGTGACACTATGGCTTCCAAAATGAACGCTGGTTTTATGGCAATGATGGCAAAGAAAAAAGGCGCACCCGCCAAGAAAATGGCCAACGGTGGTATCACCACGGCCAAGATGGGCGCTGTCAAAACCGCTGCCCCCAGCCGTGACGGGCTGGCCGCCAAGGGCAAGACCAAAGGTACGATGGTCAAGATGTCCGGCAGCAAACCCCTGGGTATGAAAAAGGGCGGCTACGCCTGCTGATAGGAGGCCATCATGGCTCGACGTTCTCGTAATTTAGCTGGCCTTGCTGCGCTGGGCGCGTTGGGTGTCATGGCGAGCAGGGGTCTTTACAAAAAACCGGGTGAAGAACTTGCTCCTGTAGAGTATCGTGGGACTGACCGTCCACCCGAAATGCCCCGTGCGCCAGCAGCAGCGTCTGCAGCTGCGCCTGCAGCTGCGTCTGCAGGCAAGCGCGTTGATCCCACTACTTTTGAGGGGTATGGCGTAAATGAAGTTGGGGTGGGTTCTGGCTCTAGGCAGCCCCAAGAAACATTCATGGGGTTTGATTACACAGGCCCTTATGCTGATACTGGTGGAGAAGGGCGTGTTGATGTAGCGGCTAGAGATCAAAGCAAGACGGGTCCTGTTGTGCCCGCACAAGTCATCACTCGCGGCTTCGCCCCCGACCCTGCTCGCCCTCCAGCTACTACTGCTCGTCCTTCAGCTGCTGCACCTGCTGCCCGTGCCCCCGCTACGCAGGCTCGGGCTCCTGCTAGTAATGTGGCACGCGGTACGAACCGCGCTGCTACTGTCGGACCCCGTAGCACGGGTCGTGGCGGCGCTACTGCACAAGAGCTAGTAGCAGCAAGGCGTGGCCGGGAAGCTAACACCCCTCGATTTAAAGGAGGAGGCGCAGTCAAAGCCAGTCCAAAGAAAATGGCTTCTGTTGGAGTGTCTTCCGCTTCTAAACGAGCAGATGGTATTGCCCAGCGTGGCAAAACTCGCGGAAAGGTGTATTGACATGCGAGCCAGCCGTGGCATGGGGGCCATCAACCCCAGCAAGATGCCCGGGCCCAAACGTAAAGCCCGCAGGGACAACACCGACTTCACGCAGTACGCGGAAGGCGGCAAGGTCAACGCGGCTGGCAACTACACCAAACCCGGCCTGCGCAAGCGTATTGTGAGCCAAGTCAAGGCGGCGGCAACGCACGGCACCGGGGCAGGCCAGTGGTCGGCCCGTAAAGCCCAGCTTGTGGCCAAGAAGTACAAAGCCGCTGGCGGTGGGTATCGAGACTGACATGAAAGACCCGCAGCAATCGCTAAAGGACTGGGGTGCTCAAAAGTGGCGCACCAAATCCGGCAAACCGTCTTCCAAGACGGGGGAGCGATATCTGCCTGAGAACGCTATCAAGGCGCTCAGCCCCGCTGAGTATGCCGCCACGACCCGTGCCAAGCGGGCAGGCAAGAAGGCTGGGAAGCAGTTTGTGAAGCAGCCGCCCAAGGTGGCGGCGAAGACGGCGAGGTATAGGTAATGGCCACCACATCAGGCGCAGCAGGTTTCAACCTCGATCTGACAGAGATCGTCGAGGAGGCGTTTGAGCGCGTGGGCTCGGAGTTGCGTACGGGCTACGATCTCAAGACGGCCCGGCGTTCCCTGAACCTGATGTTCGCAGACTGGGCCAACCGTGGCATCAATATGTGGACGTTTGAGCAGGGCACCATCCCACTTGTTCAAGGGCTCAACACCTACACGCTGCCCAACGATACCGTGGACCTGCTCGATCATGTGATCCGCACGCAGCCCAACCAGCAGTCCAATCAGGCCGACCTGACGATCACGCGTATTAGTGTTTCTACCTACGCCACGATCCCCAACAAGCTGACGCAAGCTCGTCCGATTCAGGTCTGGGTGCAGCGGTTGGATGGCCAAGTGTCTCCCACAGGATACACATACCAGAGCGCAGACGCGGGGGCCCAGACCCTGACGCTGTCTTCCACAGCCAACCTGCCCACGCTGGGCTACTTGAACATCGGCACCGAGACGATCTACTACGGCTGGATCAACAGCAGCACGCAGCTTGGCGGCGTGTTTCGGGCTCAAAACGGCACCAGCCAGACCACCCCTGCTGTTGGCACTGCCGTGTACGTCAACAACATCCCCCGCGTTACGGTCTGGCCAACGCCGGATCAAGGCACTGTGGGCAACCCCACGTACCAGTTTGTGTACTGGCGCATGCGCCGTGTGCAGGATGCCGGTGGCGGTGTTAATGTGATGGATGTGCCGTTCCGGTTCATCCCCTGCATGACGGCGGGGTTGTCGTACTATATGGCGCTCAAGGTTCCCGGAGCGATGGATCGTCTGGGTGTGCTCAAGCAGCAGTATGACGAGGCTTGGGAGCTGGCTGCGCAGGAAGACCATGAGAAGGCGGCTGTGCGGTTTGTGCCGCGCAGGCAGTACATCGCTGGGGCGTTCTAATGCCCAATCGTTTTTCGTCCGGCAAGTTTGCGATTGCGCAGTGTGACCGCTGCAACTTTCGCTTTAAGCTCAAGGAGCTCAAGACATACACGCTCAAGACGAAGAACGTGAATATGTTGGTTTGCCCGGCTTGCTGGGACCCCGACCATCCGCAGCTTCAGTTGGGCATGTATCCTGTGGAAGACCCGCAGGCTGTGCGCAACCCCAGGCCGGACATCACGTATCGGTTGGGGGGCAACAGTGGTTTGCAGCTCTCAAACATCAGCGGTACGGACCCGGACGAGGACGGTACGGCCACAGGCGGCAGCCGTATTTTTCAGTGGGGCTGGAATCCGGTTGGCGGAGCGAGCTTTTTTGATGCTGCTCTGACACCAAACAACTTGGTGCTGACAGTAAATTTGGGCACAATTACGGTTGCAACGACATAAGGAGTCGATCATGGACAAGAAAGATTTGGCGCAGGACAAAAAGACGGCTGCAAAGGCTGTGCACAAGCACGAGAAAGCCATGCACCCCGGCAAACCCCTGACCAAGATGAAGGCTGGTGGCAAGACCAACGCCGACATGCTTAAGTACGGGCGCAACATGGCCAAGGTCATGAACCAGCGCAGCCCTGGCCGCAAAGGAGCCTGAGATGGCAACGTACAAATCGCCAAAACCCGCACCGATTCAGCCAGCAGGTGTCTCCAACAACAAGGAGCATCTGAAGAATATGAATCAGTCCGTGGCAAACAACCACAGCAATGACTACCCCGGCGTAAAAACCAGCGGCATCAAAATCCGTGGCACTGGTGCTGCAACCAAAGGTGTG